TAAGCACGGTGCTCGGCTGATAAGCACGGGATTGCACTCGCCTAGAAATCTCATCCGTCTTGGCTTTACCAAACTTGTCTGAATTATCCGGACAATTAAAACCCATGAGAGGCGGCATTTGACCTAAATTTTTTCAAAGGCGACAGTTCCTGGCCAAGGCTGCCGTGACAAAATTTGCAAAAGCAATATCACTACATTGCGCCGCTGACCGGCAGTTTCTGGCCGACCGCACACCTTCGAGTAATGCTGAATCTTGAGTAAATCTGACACTTACTATCAGGCAAAGTGTGGCCTTCCCCATACTGTCACTATACATTCAACCCTATCGGCCATTAGCACAGTGATTAATGGTATACGGTCCCCGTGCCGGGCAGTGAAGCCGACATTATCTATTTTGTAGGCTTCACCAGCTTGCCTCGGCGATGCCGGACATAGTGCGCCGTCATCACTTCTGACGAGTGTCCGAGCTGATCTTTCGCCGCCGCCATGCCGCGCAATTCCTCTGTGTCGGTGCCAGCCTTGGCGCGCAGATCCCGGAACTGGAAGGCGCGAATCTTTGCCTCCAACTCGGGATGCTTTTTCACCGCCTCATCGCGGGCCCGGTCAAACGCGCCGCGCAACGCCGACTTCGTCACCGCCTTTCCTTGTCGGGACACCAAAGTCATGCCGGCGACCTTGCCCGCCTTGATGCGGTCAATGACAGCCGCCAGTTCGCCCTCGACGGCGATACGCAGACGCCTGCCCGTCTTGTTCTGCACGACCATCAATTCCCTGTCCTGGATGTCCGACGGCGATAGTTTCAGGACATCCGCCGGCCGCTGGCCAGTGAGATAGGCGAGGTCCATCGCGTCGCGCAGCTGCTCCTCTGCCGCATCCCAGACTGCAGCATAGATCGCATCCTCGATATAGGCGTCCCGTCCGGATTCCGGATTTCCCTTGATGCCGGCCGCCGGATTCGGCATGGCCGTGATGCCCTTGTCTCGCGCGAAATTCCAGATATGGCTGAAGAGCGCCTTCTCCCGGTTCGCGCGGATCTTGGCCGTCTGGCCGCGCCAGTCGATGAATTGGCGAACATGGATCGGCTCGATGTCCTCCAGCGTCGCGCCCTCGAAAAACTCCAGCAGCTTGGCCAGCTCGCGCAAATTGTCCTTGCGCGTTGCTGGCGCCTTCTGTGGCAGCACATCCCGGATGTACCGGTCCGCGACGTTCTTGAATGTCAGCTTCGCCGCAGCCTTCGACGCGGTCAGCTCCGCCCACTTCTGAACGGCCGCCACATAGTCCGAGCCGAGCGGGATTTCGCGCCGCGGCTTCTCGCCGGTGTCCAGGTAATAATAGGTCCCGGATGGGCGGTGCCGCGCGCGCATGCCGGCCGGCAGGTTCTTGTTGCGAGTGGGCGCTCTCCCCATGTCAGCGCATCCTCAGCACTTTCGGCACCCAAGCCTTTTTCGGCTCCGCCACCTGCGCTTTCGCACCATCGATGGCCGCGCGCGCCACGACCGGATGACCCGTCGCATTCACGAAGAACGGGATGCCCATCTGGCGCAGGGCATCGATCTGCAGGCTCTTGAACTTGCGGCCCGTGAGCACCGAAATCTCAGCTGGCTCCAGAAACATGTTCACGTCGTCTTCTCCTTCATTTCTCCGGCGCCTGGTTGTCGCCGGCGGGTAAATCGTGTTCGGTGGTGATGTGTTCCCGTAAAGTCTCACCATCTGGATTGCATGCGCTGCATTCCACTTTCCTGCCTTCCGTCTGCTCGTAGCCATGGCCGTGGCAGAGTTCGCAGCACAATTGAGCTAGATGAAATCCAGTCGTATTTGGTCGCTTCAAACTGATCTCCATTCCATAGGAGACATGACATGCCAATAAGCATCCGACTCTCTGAACTTGAGGTGCAGGTGGGGCGCTTTGTCTATGCATTCGAAGAGTGCGATGAAGCAGACGGCTTCCAAGCGTGCATATCCGCGGTTAATGCAGGCTACTGCGAAAGAAAACATCCATACGCTGCAAAAATACCCGCTGCGGAGCATGCCAAGGCAGAGACAAGCAAGCCCGATTCCTCTAGGGTGCACGCCGAGAACGACGGCTGGTATCACGTCGGGACGTAGGGCATCGGTGTTGCGTTTCATGCCGGCTCTCCCGGCGCGGCCGCTCGCGCCAATCTGTAATCGGTCCTGAAGTGCCAGTAGTCCGGCGAACTTGGACGATCTGCCTCCATGCTCGTAGCCATGGCCGTGGCATCGCTTGCATGTAACTTGAGGTTGGTGAAAAGTGGTTGCGTTTTGCGCTGTCACACTGACCTTGCTTCTTAAAAAAGCAAGGGGGCCGGAATGCCAAAGAGCATCGAATATAAGGGCTACGTGATTTCTGCAAATGCCGAACAGTGGGCTGAAGATCTTTGGGCCGGGAGCTATACCATTACGCTTCAAAATACTGGCGAGCAGATGCGCGAGATCCTGGACGCCGTGGTAGGGAAAACGTTTGATGCCGCATGTGATGGGGCGCTTGCCCACGGGCGACAATACATCGACAAAAAACTTTCCATGAATATTCGCGGTACACGCCTCGTAGAGGCAGACGTGGAAAGGCTCGAAAATGGAAAATACCGGGGATTCGTAATCATTAGCTTGCCGGACCAAGGCACTCACGACGAAATAGAACTTCTGTGCGACAACGAGCGCGATACCGTAGAGGAAGCGCTTTCCGATGCGGAGGCGCTTGCGGCGGAACATCAACGATAATGAGTTCATGCCGCAGGCCCTTCAGGCATCAGTGCGTAGTGCGTCGGATTCCTCGGCCAGGCCAAGGCATCGCGCCACGTCTCGCCGTCGAAGAAGCCTTCCGAGACTTCGCCATCGACGCCCGGGAAGATGAGGACGGCTAGATCGGCGTCGGGTGGCTCGGATACCGGGCGCCAGGTGATGGTTTCAGTATTCACGCTGCTTTCCTTTCAGCGAGTTGGTCGGCATACGGAATCCAGCCAATAACCGGCACGCCCTTGCGCGTGCGCTCCTTGCCCTTGGCATCGACCTTCTTGCCCTTGACCATGATCCGTGGCGCGCGAATTTGGGGGGGCGAGCCACGAAGACCCAGCTCGATCCAATCCCGGCAAAACTGCGGCGAGTCGAACGAGGGGCTGATCTGCTTCGGCTTGGCGGCGTCGAACAGTTCATCAGCCATGGCCGCGACGCGCTCAGCCCATTCTTCCGGCGACAGATCCTTCTTCGTCTTCGGATCCCGGGTCGATACCTTGGCGCGCGCCCGCTTAATGCAGTCTTGCCGCGTCACGCCGAAAACACAGAATGCACTCATGATCAACTCCTCGTCGTGATGGTTAAGCAGCCTTGGCCGCCAGCATGCCTTCCTTCACTTCGCCGCCCAGCGCTTCCACCAAGTCAGCCAGCAGCTTCGCGAGTTCGCCGGTCATCAGCATGAAGTCCGCATCGAAACGCTCGTCGTCATTGCTGGCGCCAATGTCGGCTTCCTTTAGCACGTCCAGCGGCGCAATCCGCTTGATGCCGAGGCTCTCGGTCAGCACGAAGGAAATCTTGTCCGACCAGGTCAGCGCGAGGCGGGTGCACTGCTTGCCAGCCTCAATGTGGCGTTGCACGTCATCGGCCTCGAGGGTGTGGCGCACGTAACGGACCGTGGCCTTGCCTTCGCCAAGGGCGCGCAGCTCGGTGTCCTGGTCGACCGTGAAGCCGGCCGGCGCTTCGTCAGCGGAAAGCCATTCGGTCATGGCGCGCAGTGGCGACTGGGCGACGCGCAGCGTATCGAGCGGGAAGCGATCAACGGCCTTCAGCAGGAGGCGGATAACATCCTCGGCGCGGCTATGGCTGGCGGCATCGATCGCGAGCCAGCCGTTCACCGGGTCAATCCAGACGAATGTGCTGCTGCGGATCGAAAAGGCGCGCGGCAGCAGTTCGTCGGCGACTTGCTCCTTTAGCTCCTTCGTTTGCTTGCGGCCTGGCTTGAATCCCTGCTGCTCCTCGAGCTCGGCGGCCTTGGCCTTCGCCACCTGGTTGATGACGGAGGAGGGCAGCAGCTTCTTTTCGGTACCGAGGCAGAGCAGCAGCTGCTGATTGACGGCATGCACCAGGGCGCCACCCGGGCGCGGCGGGATCCAGCCTTGGCGCTGCAGTTCCATGCTCGTGCACGGCGTGAAGGCCTGGGGCGCCAGGAATTCGGCCAGCCGCTCGGCGGTCATGTCCCAGCGGGCCGGCAGTCGGTAGATCTGAAGATTCTTAAACCACATGGAAGTGTCCTGTTCTTATCGTTGATGGTTGGGTTTAGGCCGGCTCGAGCTCGGCCGGGGTTTTGACTTCGTCTTGCTGCTGTGAGAACGCCTGCTGCACCGCCGCGACGATTCGGCACAGGTACAGGTAGTCGGGATTCGGTGCGGTTGGAATGGCATTCCACCATTCCTCATGGCCGACTACGGAGCCGATCAGGTCGGCATTCCCAGCGGGGTCATCGTAGAAGTGCTCATCCTCGATACGGTCCCATAGCTCCCTGGCTTCGGTTTTCGTGAGCGAGTCGTAAGTCCAATCCTGGCGCGCGCCCGGTCGCCATTGATCCAGCTGGCGGCGGCGGGCAAGCACGATCTTTTTCAGCACGCGGTCCGCTTGGGATGGATCGTATTTCATGGATTCGATGCCGCGGTCCAAGCAATTCACGACGTATTCGACATGGCAGCTGCAGATGAATGCGGCTACGCCCTTGTCGCCGCAGCCGCCCCAGTAGGCGGACCACGACTTGCCGTAGCATTCGATCGTGACCTTCCCCTGGCGCGGACCAAGGTCCTCGGCGAAGACCGTGATCGGGTCGAGCGATAGTGCGCCCGTGATGGTCAGCTTCTCTACTTTGGTTCGCTCGATCTTCATCGTGATCTCCGTTTGATGTCCTTGCCGGTCTCCCAACCAGCTGGCGCTGTTCGGCCCGCTGCGATCGCGGGGTCATGAGGGTCTACCTGTTACCCTTTGCCTACCCTTGCGGGATTCGTTGTCAGGCGCTCGGTACCGCTGCTTCAGCTTCGCGAAGCATTGCGGCCGTCACCTGGTAGCGGGGAAGCTCTGCCTCCTCGCGGAATTTCGCCTCGATCGCGGACCACTCGGCGATCAGCACCTTCCAGGCGGCAGACAGCTTGGCCAGCCGGAAGTGGTATTCGCGCAGCTCGGGCACGGCGCCGAGCAGCTGCAGGCAGCCCTCGAACTCTTCGGGGCGCGCCGGCGTCAGTACGGCCCGGTGCTTGATTCCAAATGCCAGCCAAAGCGCGATGACCTTCGCCGGCTCGCTGGCGCTTCCTGCGGCGAGCCATTCGATGACCTTGTGCTGAGTCTTTTTCGTGATCACATTCGCCTCGGAATCAAGCGGCCGGCTGCTTCGGGATCACCACCACGCTGCACAGGCCGCCAAAGCGGTCCATGGCTGCCGCATGCACATCGCTGCTGCTGGCGCCGATAGCGGTGTAGCTGTGGCGCTGGTCGGTTGTCCGGACGGTTACGGAGAAGGTGCTCATACATTGCCTCCCTTGGCTTGTGCGATGAGGTCGCGCGCTACGGCAGCGAGATTGATGGTGGTCAGACTGGTGTCGCCGCGCCTGGCGGTGCTGGACGGTCGGTACACCGGCTTGGTGGTCATGTAGCCCTGCTCCAGATCTCGCAGCACGTATTCAACGAAGTCGAGCAGGGCTGGCGCTGCTGCCACCAGGTGCGCGTTGGCGCGAACCTCTTCATCGCTGGTGACCAGGCAGTTCGCATACACATGGGCGATGACGCCACCGCCTTGCGCCTTAACGACCGGGATGTGTTGAATGCTGCCGTCCGCGCCTTTGCCGATTTCCTTGGCATTGATCGACCAGGGGCCGGGGGTGTGATGGATTGGCTTCATGCCTGTTCTCCGGTGGCTTTGGCGATCGCGGCGCGAGCAGCATCCATAAGCGGGCTGTTCTCATCGAAAACGGATTGGGGCTCGAACCCCATCCGCGCCGCGAGAACGATCGCCTCGGCAACTTCGAGCAGATCCGGCGCGGCGGAAACCAGCTGGGTATTCGCCTTGCTCGCTTGGTGGCCGCTGAAGACGTCAGCGATGAAATAGCCAGCTGCTGGCGCCTTGACGATGTTCGGCTGGTTAGCGTCGATGACCCATGGGCCTGGCGTGTGCTTGCTCATGCCGACACCCGAACGTTGGCGCCGCAGTCGTTGCAGATACCGGCTGCACGCTTCGGATCCAGGCGCTCGGTGCGCTGGTGGCTGCAGCTAGCATTCAGTAGCTGCTGGCGCACGTCATACAGCACCAGCCAGTGGGCTCGGTCCATGACATCAGTCGTGCTTGCGAGGACGCCTTCGATTCTGCTTGCTTGCTTGCGCAGGTCTGGCGCCGGCTTAATTTCTAGGCTCATGCCTATCTCCCATGTGGCTCGCTGTTCGGTCAGCGCATGGGAGGCACTATAGCAAACGATAAAGTAAACGCGCAAGCAATTGCTAAAGTACCGGCGTAAATCTCATTGAACCAATTTGCATAAGAAAATGCGAATGCATGGTGATTTGGTTATAAAGAGCGCAGACAAAAAAATACCCGCCGAAGCGGGTTTGTTGTTTTATGGAAACTAGACTACATCCCGAATTTCTTCAAGAGTGCCGGCAGGAGCTGGGAAGCAGGATCGCGCTGACTACCCACATGATGACGCTGTTCTTTGCGTCTGCCACATCAGCCTTGGTGGCGTAATTTGACTTGATTACGGCAAGGTCGGTCTTGATTGACGCTAGGTCCCTCTCGACGGCGGAAACTCGATCTTCCAATTCCATGGCGCGGCCCTCTCAGAAATTCTCGCGCTGTAGCATCACGACCCTGCCAATGATCAAGCAGCCATCCCCAGAACACTCCTTGCGCGGGTACTGGCGCTGGTCGGGATTGTCCGAGGAAAGCCACCAGGCGCCAGAGTCGCGGATCATGCGCTTGATGATCGCTTCGCCCTCATAGTTAATCGCGAAGGTCTTCCCATCTTTGGGTTCGCGGTCCGCCGTGTTGATGACTACCACGTCACCGTCAGACATGGTCGGCTCCATGCTATTCCCCGTTACCCGAATGGCAATAAGGCTCTCTGGGCGATAGCCGTGGGCCATGAACCATTCTTTGCGGAAGCTAATTGGATTGCCGTCTTCCTCGTCCGGTTCGGTCGCGAAGCCGGTAATCCCTGCTGATAAGCGCAATTTGACCCTGCGAATCTGAATATACGATGCATCATTATGCTCGAAAGCAACAACTCTAGTATATCCCCCAGGAATGTCCGGCTGTTGCCTTTGTGCATCGTTTGCCGGGGCGCCCTGGTCAATCCGATCAAGGGACATAGGGGTCAATCCAGCTGCCGCCTCAATTGTTCTGGCAGCCTTTTCGCCGAAATTCTTTCCATCCCTATAAGTTTCGGATAGCACTTGCGATAGGCGCGACTCCGGAATGCCGGATTTCCGGCTGAACTCCGCAACCGAGCCTTCGTATTTTTCCTCTATCGCCGCACGCAGATTTCTGCGCCTTACCGCATTCATATCCATGGCGTGATTGGAAACTAAATTTAGCATTTGCGACACTATCAAATGCTTGAGTAAGACATTATCATCTGCTAAAGTGGAGTTCATGAAAACGCTTCTTGAATTCCTTAATGGGCTGCCGGTTCCGGAGCAGGAACGCTTCGCAGAGCGCTGCGGCACAAGTATCGGCTATCTGCGACAGATCGCATACGGACATCGCAAATGCGTTGCAGAACTTGCAATAAACATTGAGCGCGAATCGAAGCGCGCCGTGGTTTGCGAGGAGCTTTGCCCGACTGCCGACTGGGCTTATGTGCGCGCCGAGCGCCGCCGCAAAGGGGCGCGCCGCGTTCTGCCGGATCGTCGCGCCGCCGCGCGCCAGCTATCGAACCCAAGTCCGCCCAACTAAACCCCGAATTCGCCGCACCGATTAAGCACCACCCAAGAGGCGGAACAGCCTCGGCAATTACAAGAATTTTTTCGCTCTCAAGCATTTGATTCCAATCAAGCAAGGTTTCTAAGGCGAAATTTTTCTAGTTTCCTATAAGAATCAACGATTTACCACGAAAACAGAATAGTTCAAAGGGAGTGCAAGGTCATGTCAATCCAATCACACAAGTCGCCGATCAGCGCGCTGCTAGAAAAACTGGATGCGTGGCGCAAGGGTCTGGGCTGGAGCCGCGAGACCGTCGCCGCGGAGATCGTTGTCGCGCATGAGCGCATTGGTGGCCCGGCGCGCACCGGCATCGCATTCGAGCCGCGCACCACGGACGTGTTCAAGCGCATGCATACCGACGCAGCGCGCATCTTCCGCTGGTTCGATGACGCCAGCAAAGACACCAATCTGCTCAACGTGAACTTCCTGCCATCCGTGCTGGAAGCCATGCCGGAGGATCTGCGCATCCAGTGGCTGAACGACTTCCTGCGCCCGCTGAACCTGTGCGTGCGCGGCGTCGAACAGGCTGGCAGCGAATCGTTGGACGTGCTTGATCTGCTCGGCAAGAACCTGAAGGAAACCGCAGAAGCGAACCAGGCGCTGGCCGAGTATGCCGCGCATCCGACTAAGGCTGGCTTGGTGAAGGTCGAGATGGAGCTGGCGCAGGAGGTGGAGGTTGCGGAGCATGCGCTGGCCGAAGTTCGCTCGGTGCTCGGCACTCAGACCAAACTGCAGGCGGTGAGGGCGGCATGAACGAGCCGATCGTATCTATAGACCACATTCGCCGCTCGGCGGCAAAGGCATTCGCCAGCCGCAATCAGCCGGCCGAATGCCCCTATCCGGAAGACTCTGAGGCGCGCGCCGCCTGGCTCAAGGAATACCGCACCCTTCACAGCACCTGGGCGGCAATGCAACTGCGGAGGGCGGCATGAAGACCGTTGTCGCAGATACCAGCCTGGCCTCGATCTGGTCCATGCGCGATGCCGGCGAGCTGCCGGAGCGCGAGCGCGCAGTGTACGACGCGCTTTTCCGCTACGGCCCGATGACGCGGGAGCAAATTGCCGCGCGCACCGGAATGAAAGAAGGCTCGGCATGTGGCCGCGTCAACAGGTTGATGGAACGCGGAATCGTGGTCCATCACGGCGCCCGTGAAAACCCCATCACCCGGAAGCTGAACGAGATCGTTGACCTGGCGCCGGCGCGGCGCGCGCTGCACCAGGTGCGGGAGGCTGCGTGAATTACGTCATGTTCGGCATCGGCTTTGTTTCCCTCGTGTTTGCGATCGTGGTGCTGCTCATGACCTTGATCGGCAAAGTGGTGCCGGAACCGGAGCTGCTGGTTGTCGATGCGCCGCTGCCTGGTGAGCACGAGGCTGGCGCTGTTGAAGCTGACGCCGCTCTGGAAGTGCGCGCATGAAGCGCTCGGCCCTTGTCCGCAAAACACCGATGAAGCGCGGCACGACGCAGCTGCAGCGCTCGCCGATGTCGCGCGGCCTGACCGGCATGCTGTCCATCGAGTCGCGACAGCTGGAGGCACGCGCATCCAAGCTGCCGGAAGCCCACAAGCGAGCCAGGAAGGCTAAGGGAATGCAGTCGAAGGAGCGGCCGGTTACCGCGGCGGAAAAGGTGCTGTGGGGTCGCATGGCGACCGAGGTGGGCTGCATCGCCTGCTTGCTCGATGGATTCCTCACCACCTACGTCTCGATCCACCACATTGACGGGCGCACGAAGCCGGGATGCCACCTGCTGGTGCTCCCGCTGTGCGCTCCGCATCACCAGCAAGACGATAGCGACATGGCTTGTCGCATTGCTGTGCATCCGAACAAAGCAAGGTTTGAGGCGCGCTATGGCTCGCAGTACGAGCTGCTGGCGCTTGTAAAAGAAAAGCTCGGTATCAGCGGGAACTGATCCGAGCTTGATCACGTAACTGGGGAAATCAGTCACATGAATGCGAAAAGTATAGATGAAAGCGGCGAGAACATGAAGCTTGGTTCGAGTGCAGCAAACGATGGATTGCCGGAGCCATTGGTGCCTGGCGACTGCGATCTGCAGGATTTCCAATTCATGCCGCTGGACGTCATGCGTCTGCGGGATTCCGACCTGGCAGCCACCGAGACGCCGGAAGCATGCTGGGCCGCGGTCCAGCTGTGGTGCGCCGCATGGCATCAGGTGCCGGCCGGCTCGATCCCGGACGATGACAAGTGGCTCGCCAAGCATACGGGCTATGGCCGCATCGTGAAGGAATGGATGCGGGTGCGCGATGGCGCGCTGCGCGGCTGGATCAAGTGCTCGGATGGTCGGCTCTATCACCCGGTGGTGGCAGAGAAGGCGCTGGAGGCATGGCAAGCGAAGCTGGAACAGCGCTGGCGCAGTGAGTGTGCGCGCATCAAGAAGCACAACCAGCGGCACAGCACGAACATCGTTCCGATGCAGTTTGATGAGTGGCTGTCCTCCGGTCGTCCCTCGGGACATCCGCTCTTTGTCCCCATGGACAACGCATCCGGTCCCGATTCTGTCCCTCGGGACAAGCACTCCAAGAGACAGGGAGAGGGACAGGGACAGGGAGACTCTTATTCCGTACCTAGCGGTACGGGCGGCGAGCCGCCGGCAAAGTCGCCCGAGCAGATGACCAAGGACGAAATCTGGACCGTCGGCAAATCGCTGCTCGTGATGGCTGGCATGCCTGGCGCCCAGTGTGGCTCCTTCGTCGGCAAGCTGGCCAAGGACTACGGCGACGACATCGTGCTGGAGGCGGTGCGGACCGCAGTGCTTCAGCGCCCGGCAGATCCGGCGTCCTTCCTGAAGGCCTGCTGCCAACGCATGGCAGGCGAGCGCTCCTCCACGCGGCCGAATCGCCAGGAGGCGCTTGAGCGCCAGAACCAAGAAATCGCCAACCGTCTCGCCGAGGAGCAAGCAGCATGAACGAAAACGACAAAGAGGAGCGCAAAGCCTTTTTCGCTCTGATCGCGGGTGTCTACGCCTTCTACGACAAGGGATTTTCCGACTTCGCCGGCCGCGTCTGGTGGGAGGCGATGAAGCCCTTCGACCTGGCCGCGGTGAGCGATGCGCTGAACCGCCACTGCGTGAACCCGGATGTCGGGCAGTTCATGCCGAAGCCTGCCGATGTGGTGCGCATGCTGCAGGGCTCGACGCAGGACGCCGCCCTGGTGGCCTGGTCCAAGGTCGATCGCGCTGTGCGTGAGGTCGGCACCTACCGCTCGGTGGTGTTCGACGACGCGCTCATCCATCGCATCGTCGTCGAGATGGGCGGTTGGGTGGCGCTGGGTACGACGACGAGCGACGAGCAGTGGCCGTTCACTCGCAATGAGTTCGTGAACCGGTACCGCGGCTATCGAGGCCGTAGCGCGATCCCGGAATACCTGCCGGTGTTGATCGGCATGGCTGAGGCGCATAACCGCAAGGCAGGTTTCGACGCTGAGCCGCCGACCCTGATCGGCAATCCCCAGCTGGCGCAGCAGGTGCTGCTCGGCGGATCCACCACCCCGATCCTGCCGGTCCAGCAGCTGGCGCCGGCCGCGGCCGCCAAGGTGCTGCAGCTGCAGGACGCACGGAGGCGCGCATGAAAGCGGAGCGAATCAACCAAGCGCTGTCGGTCCTGCTGGACCACGAACAGGGCACCGAGGAATACCAGGTCGCGGCATTCGCCATCAACGCGGCAATGAGCGACACCCACCGCCGGATGCTGGCGCGGCTGGTGCAAGACGGGCCGGTGTCGGATCGCTCGCTGCGGGCAAAGGGCGCACGCGAAGACCTGGTGGCCTGGGGCTTGGCCACGCAGATCTGCGTCAAGGGCAGCCAGAACTACACCGGTGCGAACTGCCGCGGGCTTGCGGTCTACCAGGCGGCGAACTAGGCGGTCGACACAGTTTTATAACAGGGAGAAAAAAGATGATGAGGTCCAGACTTTTAATGGCAGCAGCACTTGGCACGGCGCTTACGATCGGCGCACTGCCGCACCAGGCGTTGCCAGCACAAACCACGACTCAGGCGTCGGCGCGCCGCCGGGTTTCCAGTGGCATCGGTCGCAAGGTAGCGCTGATCGGGACTCGCTATTCCCGCCGCACCGTGGCCATGGACAAGCGCGCCGCAGCGAAGAAACGCAACCAGATGCGAAACAAGGGGCGCTAACGATGGCGATCGCCGGCCGTGTACCGCTGGAGACCACGATCCAGCAGGCATTCATCCAGTGGGTGCATCTGGCGGAGCGGACGATCCCTGCGCTGAAGCTCCTCTTCGCGGTACCGAACGGCGGCAAGCGCTCGATCAAAACCGCCGTGACCCTGAAGAAGGAGGGCGCGCGGGCCGGTGTGCCTGACACGTTGCTACCGGTGCCGCGCAAGGGATTCACCGGGCTGGCGATCGAGTTCAAGCGACCTGGCGGATCCACATCGGACGACCAGGTGGAATACATCAACCGCCTGCTGGATGAGGGATGGAAGGTCGTGATCTGTACCGATGCGGAAGCGGCGATTCAGATCGTTAAAGACTATTTGGCGTAGAAGGCGGCGAAGAGAGATGGCAGAAAACAATAACCCAGCAGCTGACGCTGCTGTCGAGATCAAGAGCCTCGGTGACATCCTGGCGTACATGAGGCCAGATGCCTCCTACGGCGCGCGTCAGATTGCCAAGCATCTCGGCGTGTCGGCGGCGGATGTGCGTCGAATCCTCAGCCCAGCAATTCATCGTGGCGTGGTCGAATCGCGCGGCGTCAAGCGGTTGGTCAAATATGCCTTGGTCAAGGAGCGTGTGGCGCTGGTGCCGCTGAAGCCGCTGACCATTTCGCGGGAAATGCGCATTGCGATGGAGCGGTGTAAGGAATTGCGCATTTACCCGAGCAACTTCGGGACTGGCACATGACAGTGCTCGAACAGCGCCGGTACCGGGATCCGCTCGAAGTCCTGCTGGCGGACGAAGCGAAGACCTGCAAAGGGTGTGTGCACGAGCAGTTTTATACGGCGTTCGACCTTGCGGTTTGGGTCTGCACAGCCAAGGACAAAAACAATAAGCGCCGCAACCATGGAAAGCGGTGCTCTCAGTACAGGGAGAAGTAACGATGGCAGCAAGGGAAAAAATTACGCTCGGATGGCGCAGGCCCGCGGGGGCGAATGCGCCGCAGCCCGCGCCGCAAGATGACTATGTCGAAATCGCAGAGCCTGCAGCGCCGCAGCTGGCGCTGGTGACGGCACACCAGGTGGTAAAGGTTGATCCGTGGACGCCGCCAGATCCACTGGATGTCTGTCTTGAACTGTGGAAGACATCCATGCGCCATGATGACAAGGATCTCGGCTACAAAAACCAAAACACGCTGCGAGGAGACGACGAGGGAAACGCCGATACGTCGCAGCAGCGCTGTGACAATGAGATAGCCGACGCGACGCACGCTTGCATCCATGACCTGCGGGCCTGCCACCGATGGGCAATCTATCGCCTGTGCGGCGTAGCCACCGTATGGAACTTCCCGCACATGGATTACCTGGACATCGCATTGGAGGCTCGCGCGGCGCTGGAGGACAAGCTTCGAAAAAATATTGCAACCCGAGCACTGTTCGATTAGACTGCGAAGCACTGGGTGTCTTCGCTCGCCCGGAAAAAAGCAAAGCCAGCCAAAAGCTGGCTTTTTGTTTGCGCTGCCGCATTGAAACGCTGTCTATATGTACAGTAGAATTCACTCGCGGCGCGCTAGCTTAGGTGCTGAATCCGTCGGAACAACAGTGCTCCTCGCAGAGAGGGGGCGCACACGCTGCCGGCGAATAAGGTCGGGTTAGCTCCGGCCACCGCGCTATGAAGCATGGGCTCTGCCACCTGTACCCATTGGGGCCAGGGTGGAGTCCATTCTTGATAGTGAATGCGCCGTGCTGAGGCGCAGGGACGTGCGAAGGCAGACATGGAAACGGCGACGCATAGCGTTTAGGACCGCCCATACCGCTGTGACACTTAGCAGCAAGCCGGAGATCAGCGTCGGCCACTATCACCCAATTCAAGCCCGATGTCCGAATCCGGATGTCGGGCTTTCGCATTTCTGGAGCGCACATGCACATAGGCACCATGATGTTGATCTGGTGGGGCATGTGGCTCCCGCGTCAACGTACCGAGTCTCCTTCCACATCTTCCAGATGATGGTTTGCCCGCCGCCGCAAGGTGGGCGGGCTCCTTTTATTCCAGGCGGTCGCCCATGCCCGACTTCGAAATCTCGATTGCGAGCAATCTCAAGCAGATCCAGAAGTCGCGCGGCGCGTTCGCCTACCAGCAAATGCCGTTTGCCACGGCGACCGCGCTCACGGCATTGGCCAAGCGCGTGAAGGAGGAGGAGGTCAAGAACTTGGCCGCAACCTTCCAGAACCCGTCGCCATTTACGCTGCGTTCGGTACGCTCGACAGCGGCGCGCAAGGATAGTCCGGTTGCCACTGTGTTCGTGATGGACAAGGCGGCGGAGTATCTCGACCCGTACGAGAAGGGCGGTGTGCACAAGCTGCCCGGTCGCGCGCTGCTCAACCCGAAAGACATTGCACTGAACCAGTACGGCCAGCTGCCGCGCCGCACGCTCGCCGCGCTCAAGGCGCGCAGCGACATCTTCATTGGTCCGGTCAAGACCAAGCACGGCATCGTGAACGGAGTGTGGCAGCGCGCAGCAGCGACTGCAGTCGTCACGAACAAACGCACAGGCAAGACACGCATCAGTAAGAAGGGCGTCAATGCAACCGGCAAGCTCAAGCTGCTGATCCGGTTCGGCGATGCGCTGCCAGTGCGACAGCGGCTGAACTACCAGGCCCGCGCCAAGCAGGTGATTGATCGCGAGTTCAACCGCGAGTTCGGCAAGGCGATGGCTAAGGCGATTGCGACGGCGAAGTAATCGAAATTCAGAAAAGCGAAAGCCCGGGATGTTGACGCATCTCCGGGCTTTCTTGCCATCTAGGCCTACGACTAGGCATACATGACTGACAAGCATTCTAGCAAGCGCTGCAACAAATGCGGCGAGGAGAAGCCGTTCTCCGGGTTTTTCAGTGATCCACGTCGCAAAGACGGCAAGCGGGCGACATGCAAGGCATGCTTTCCGCGCACCGGCGGCAAGCCAACGCCCGAGCAGCGCGCCCAAGCGCGACGACGTCGCGGCGAAACGACTGCAGAGTACGTTCCGGCGGCGATCAGGCTGGCACAGGCCGAGATCAGAAGGGCGGAGAAGGCCCGGGCTGCGGAAGAGCGAATAACGGCGGCAAAGGCAATCAGGGAATCACTACATGATGCGCACGTTCAAGTGTTCAGGTCCGCATCAGTGAAGTGGGCGCGGAGATATAACGAAGACCCGAAGTTCGCAATCAAGCAGCGACTGCGCAGCCAGCTCAGGAAGAAGGCAAAGCTATTCCCAAAGCTGGATGGCCTGATGCGGGATGCAATCCGCCGCGGCGGGCGAAGTGGGAAGGTCGAGATGGTTTGTGGATATGCCATTGCCGACTTGATGCGGCATCTCGAAAGTCAGTTTGTGAGCGGCATGAGCTGGGATGCATTCCTTACCGGCGACATCCACATCGATCACATCGTCCCGCAAGCAGCGTTCGATTTGTCCGACATCGAGGAGACGCGGAAGTGCTGGGCGCTGGAGAATTTGCAGCCGCTATGGGCGCAGGACAACCTGCGGAAGGGCGCGACGATGCCTGGGGCGCACTGTGGGTCCCTGTAAAAGCTTTTTTTCCGCGTGGGCATTGCGCACCGCGGTATTTCTCTAGCTACAAAGGTTTGAAATTTGGGTAACAGGTAACAGATGGCACTGATCAAACAAGCCGCGTTCGCGGAGCTGCATGGCGTAAGCCGCAAGACTGTCACATCGTGGAAACAGCGCGGCTGGCTTGAGTTTCAGGGCGATCTGGTCGATGTCGAAGCCTCGAATGCGCTGCTGAAAAAATACCGGCGCGATGGCATCGATCCTGTTACCCAGCCCGTTACCCAAGACGAGCCGGGTAACAAGTCGGGATCGGCGAAAAATCAGGTAACACGGGTAACAATCGAAGCCGGCGAGAGCGCCGAACAGGCCGCCGTCCGGCTGCTGGTCGCATCTGGTGCCGAGATGTCGTTCGAAGAAGCGCGGCGCGTGAAAGAGAACTACCTGGCGCTGCTGAACCAGCTGGAGTACGACAAGGAGTCCGGCGCGGTGGTCGCGGTGGCCGATGTCGTGAAGCTGGTCGGCGAGGAATATGCCCGGGTCCGCACCAGGTTGCTTGCCATCCCCGCTGAGCAGGCGCCGCGGATCCAGCGGCTCAAGACGGTCCTGGAAGTGCAGGACGCCCTGCAGCAGATCATTGTTGACGCGCTCGAGGAGCTGACCAGAGATGGAGTTGGACGCACCGCCTGAAGCGCGGCGCTATGCCAACGGTTACGCTGCCCTTCAGCGCGGCCTGCTGGATGCGCGCCGGCGCAATATCCAGCCGCCGCCGAAGCTGACGCTGAGTCAGTGGGCGGAACGCTATGCGGTCCTGTCGCGCGAGACCAGCGCGCAGACCGGCCGCTTTCATGCCTTTGCGTATCAGAACGGGATCATGGATGCCGTGACGGATCCGACCGTCAGTGTGATAACGGTCCAGAAGTCGGCTCGGGTCGGCTACACCAAGATTCTCGACCACATCGCCGGCTACTTCATCCACCAGGATCCTTCGCCGATGCTGGTCGTGCAGCCGCGCGTCGAGGACGCCGAAGACTACAGCAGCACCGAGATCGAGCCGATGCTGCGCGATACGCCGGCGCTGGCCGAGGTCGTCGGCGACCTGAAGAAGAAGGATGCGAAGCAGAAGATCCTGAAGCGGGTCTTCCGCAATGGCTCATCGATGTCGTTCGTCGGCGCGAACAGCCCGGGCGGCTTTCGCCGGATTACCGCGCGCATCGTCGCTTTCGACGAGGTGGACGGCTATCCGGTCCAGGGCGCCGGCAATGAGGGTGACCAGATTGCGCTGGGCATCAAGCGGACGGAATCCTTCTGGAATCGCAAGATCATCCTCGGCAGCACGCCGACCGTGAAGGGATACAGCCGCATCGAAAAAAGTTACTTGGAAAGCGACCAGCGCCGGTACTACGTGCCGTGCCCGCATTGCGGCGAGTTCCAGGTGCTGGAGTGGGGCGGCCCTGATACGCCGTACGGCATGAAGTGGGACCGGGACGAGTCCGGTGCCGGCATCCCGGAGTCGGTCTATTACGTCTGCCGTGAAAACGGCTGCGTCATCCATGACGTCGACAAGCCGGAAATGGTGGCGCGCGGCGAGTGGCGCGCCACCAAGCCGTTCAAGGGCCATGCCGGCTTTCATATCTGGGCAGGCTACAGTCTGTTCCCGAATGCCAGCTGGCAGAATCTGGTGGCCGAGTGGTTGCGGGTGAAGGACGATCCGCTCGCGCGCCAGACCTTCATCAACCTGGTGCTGGGCGAGCCTTACGAGGACCGTGGCGACAAGGCGCTGAACGAGAAGCGCCTGGCCGAGCGCTGCGAGGTCTGGCCGGCGCCGGTGCCGGATGGTGTCGCAGCGATCACTGCCGGCGTCGATACCCAGGATGACCGCTTCGAGATCGAGGTGGTCGGCTGGGGCAAGAACGAGGAAAGCTGGTCGATCGATTACCACGTCATCGAGGGCGACCTTGAGACACCCGGCCCATGGGAAGAGCTGGACGCCTACCTGCAGCGCATCTGGTACCGGGCGGACGGCCGCGGCTTCGAAGTCATGGCGGTCTGTCAGGACTCCGGTGGCCACCATGCCCAGAAAGTGTACGAGTTCGCCAAGGCGCGGCTTGGACGGCGGGTGTGGGCGATCAAGGGCGAGTCCGCGATCGGCGGCAAGCGCTCGCCGGTGTGGCCGACGAAGAAGCCGAGCAAGCGCTCGAAATCGTCGTTTCGGCCGATCATCCTCGGCGTCAACGCGGCGAAGGATTCGATTCGCTCAAGGCTGCACATCGAGACATCTGGCCCGGGCTACATGCATTTTCCGTCCGATCGCGACATCGGCTACTTCGCGCAGCTCACTGCGGAGCGCTCGGTGGTGAAAACCTCCGGCGGCCAACGGTACCGCGTTTGGGAATGCCCGCCGGGCCGCGCCAATGAGGCGCTGGACTGCCGGGTGTATGCCTATGGCGCGCTGTGCGGCCTGTTGCATCTCGGATTGAAGCTGAACCGGCGTGCCGAGGAAGTGGCGCGGACCATCACCGAGCCGCTGCCCGCCGAAGTGCTGGTGGCAGTGACGGAGAAAGTGTTCGAGGAAAAAGTGGCGACGCCTGCGACGGCGCCGCCGGTGAAGAAATCTTTGGCCAGTCGGCTAGCGAGGATATAAATGGCAATGCCGGGACTTTTTGCAGGTATGTCCGCTGACAAGCTTCAGGCGCAGCTCGCGGAAGCGCAGCAGGCGTACCTCGACCTGTCTTCCGGCGCGAAGGGCGCTTCGTATTCCTACACCCAGGGCGATGGCGCGAAGGCTGTCACCTATACCCAGACCAACATTCAGCAGCTGGCCGCGCTGATCCGACAACTGCAGCAGCAGCTCGGCATCATTTCGCGCACCCGCCGCCCCGCACGATTCCGGTTTCTCTAATGGACAGCTCCGTATCTCTTCTCGGTGCCGATGGCAAACCCATCCCGCCGCGGCAGTCGCGCGCGTCCATGCTGGTGAATGGCGGCAGCACTCCGTACGACGCGGCGGACCGGACGAGCGATCACATGTCGGCCTGGTCGCCATACCTGGCGTCGCCGGACGGCGAGCTCAACATGTACCGCGACACGATCGTGTCGCGCGTACGGGACCTGGTCCGGAACGATGGCTGGGCGAGCGCCGCGGTGACGCGCACGCTCGACAACGTCATCGGCGCGGATTTCCGTCCGATGTCGAAGCCGGATTACCAGGCGCTGCGCGCCATCACCGGCATCAAGGCTTTCGATCATGTCTGGGCCGATGAATTTGGGCAGGCGGTCGAGGCGCATTACCGCACCTGGGCCTATGATCCGGCCAGGTACTGCGACACGCAGCGCAACCAGACCATCGCGCAGATGATGCGCCTCGGTTTTCGCCACAAGATCGTCGATGGCGATGCGATCGCGATCATGCACTGGCTGCCGGAGCGGGTGAGCCCTGGCCGCGCGCGCTATGCAACAGCGCTGCAGATGGTCGATCCGGATCGCTTGTCGAACCCGCAACTGCAGTTCGACCAGGCGACGATGCGCGGCGGCGTCGAGATCGACGAATTTGGCGCGGCGATCGCATATCACATCCGGCGTGCGCACCAGGGCGACTACTTCAGCGCGGCCAAGGCAATGACGTGGGACCGGGTGCTGCGGGAAACCGATTGGGGCCGGCCAATCGTGGTGCACGACTTCGACGCTGACCGCGCCGGCCAGCACCGTGGTGGCGCCGGCATCCTGACGCCGGTGCTGCAGCGGCTGAAGATGCTGATCAAGTACGACGGCACTGAGCTGGACGCGGCGATCATCAATGCCATCTTCGGTGCCTACATCGAATCGCCCTTCGATCCGTCCATGGTCGAAGACGCCCTTGGCGAAGGCGAGGAGCTCGGCCGCTACCAGACTGAGCGGGCGGACTTCCACAGCGAATCCAAGATCAAGCTCGGCGGCGCGCGCATGCCGATCCTGTTCCCGGGCGAGAAGATCAACACGGTCACCGCCGCGCGGCCGAACAGCAACTTCGCCGAGTTCGAGGCAGCGATGCTGCGCAACGTCGCGGCCGGTACCGGCACCTCGACGCAGCAGATTTCGCAGAACTGGTCGGATGTGAATTACGGCTCCTACCGTGCCGCGATGCTGGAGGCGTGGAAGACCTTCGACCGCCGGCGCAGCGACTTCGCAATCGGCTTTGGGCAGCAGATTTTTAATGCCTTCCTCGAAGAATCCATGGAAGTGGATAGCCTGCCGCTACCGGCTGGCGCGCCGTCGTTCATGGAGGCCCGGGCAGCGTATGCCCGCGCGAAGTGGATGGGTCCCGGCCGCGGCTACACCGATCCGGTCAAGGAAAAGCAGGGATCGATTCTCGGCATGGATGCCGGCCTGTCGACGCTCGAGGCAGAAGCCGCCGAGTTGGCCGGCGAGGACTGGCGCGACAACCTCGACCAGCGCGCGATCGAGGTGGCTCGGTTCAAGGAACTCGGGCTGCCGCTTCCGAAGTGGGCGGCCGGCGACGACGTCGCGCAGGCCGGCAAAGAACAAGAGGCAACCTGATGCGATTTGAATTTTTGGCCCAGCGACTCTTCAACGTGCCGCTGGCGATCACGCCTGGGAAGGCGGAAGTCATCATGGCGGCGCTGGCTGGTCGCCTCGGCATCGGGCAGATCGAGCGCCTCGGCACCGCTGCTCCTAGCATGATGGAAGACGACGACTACGACTATGTCGAGCCCGGGCGCAACCCGCGCAAAGGCTACGAGGTGGTCGGCGGCGTAGCCATCGTCCCGGTGTGCGGCACGCTGGTGCAGAAGCTCGGCACCTTGCGGCCGTATTCGGGCATGACTGGCTACGACGGCATCCGGCAGAACTTCCTGACGGCGCTGACCGACCCGGATGTACAGGCAATCATGCTCGACATCGACAGTCCGGGCGGCGAAGTATCCGGCTGCTTCGACCTGGTGGACACAATCTACAAGGCGCGGGGCAAGAAGCCGATCTGGTCGATCCTGAACGAGTCGGCCTATTCCGCGGCGTACGCGATCGCGAGCGCGGCCGATCGGATCGTGGTGCCGCGCACCGGCGGCGTCGGCTCGATCGGCGTCATCTGGATGCACATGGACTGGTCCAAGGCGCTGACCTCGGCCGGGTTCAAGGTGACCTTTATCACCTATGGCGACCTGAAGGCCGATGGCCACCCGGAAATTCCGCTGTCCGAGGATGCGCGCAAGCGCTTCCAGGACGACATCACGACGATGGGCGAACTGTTTGTCTCGACGGTCGCCCGCAATCGAAATATCTCGGCAAAAGCAGTCCGGGATACGCAGGCCGCAACGTATTTGGGGGCCGCTGGCGTCAGCCGGGGTCTTGCGGACGAAGTCATGGCCCCTGATGCAGCGTTTCGGGCACTGCTTGCCGAAATCAATTAACTCCTGGAGAAACCATGAAACTCGCAAAAATTTCCGCCGCGCTCGGTTTCGCACATCTGATGGGCCTGTCAGCAGCTGCTGCGCGCGCCGAGGATGACGAAGACAAGAAGCAGCAACGCGCCGACGAGTCCGACGAAGACTATGCCAAGCGCATGGAGGAAGAGGACAAGAAGGACGAGGGCGACAAGGACGAGCAGGGCGCCAAGAAAGCCGAGGAAGGCGACGATGGCGCCGGGGACGATGAAAAGGACGAGGCAAAAGCCAAAGGCAAGGCTGAAGACGAGGGCGAAGAGGGCGACAAGGAAAAGGCCGCTCGTAAGTCCGAGCGCGCCCGCTGCGCTGCAATCTTCGCCTCCCCGGCTGCCGGTGTGCGCCCCGATATGGCGGCGCACCTGGCTTTCAACACCGACATGGGCGTGAAAGCAGCAGTCGAAATGCTGGGTGCCATCGCCGCCGGTGGCGCCGCGCAGCCAACCAATCTGGCCAGCCGCATGGCCGGCGTGAAAACCCCGAATGTCGGCGCTTCCACCCCGGCAGGCAAACAGGCAACCGGCTCGGCCGCTACCGCAAACATGATCATCGAAGCGGGCAAGAAGCGCCGCGGCGAAGCCTAATCCATCCCTTTCATAGGAGCAGACCATGTCCCTTCCCGTCACTTCCGTTGGCGCCAATCCCCAGATTCCGGGCATCGCCGCTGATGCATTCATTCCCGACCAGCTCATCGCTGGCCGCCACCAGCTGGTTACCGACACGGTGACCATCGCCTCTGGCCAGGTGATCCAGCGCGGCGCTGTGCTCGGCATGATCACCGCCTCTGGCAAATACGTGCTGGCGCTGAGCGCATCGGCCGACGGCTCGCAGAATCCGGTGGCAATCGCCGCTGACAACATCGACGCCTCCGGTGGCGACGCGCTCGGCGCGGTCTACCTGGCCGGCGAATTCAACGGCAATGCGCTGACCCTCGGTACCGGCATCACGCTGGCCGCAGCCAAGTCGGCACTGCGGCCGCTGTCGATCTACGTGAAGACCTCGGTCTCCGCAGCGGATCCGTCCTAATCCATCCTTCCAGGAGTGAGTGATGCAAAATAACACTTTCGTTTTCGACACCAACGCCCTGATCGGCGTCGTACCGAACCTGAAGCGCCCGCAGAAATTCCTGCTGGACCGCTTCTTCCCGAACATCGTCATGAGCGACACCGAGTTCGTGTCGATCGACGTGGATGTCGGCAAGCGCCGCATGTCGCCGTTCGTTTCGCCGCTGGTCGAGGGCAAGCTGGTCGAACAGCGCCGCTACCAGACCAACCAGTTCAAGCCGGCCTACATCAAGGACAAGCGCGCCCCGGACCTGCGCAAGCCCGTGCGTCGCATGATCGGCGAGCGCATCGGCGGCGAGCTGAGCGGCGCGGAGCGCGAAGCGGCCAACCTCGAAGCCGAGATGACCGATCAGATCGACATGATTGATCGCCGCCTGGAGTGGATGGCTGCCTCGGCACTGTCGACCGGCACCGTGACCGTTTCCGGTGATGGCTTCCCGACCGTGGTGGTCGATTTCGGTCGCGACGCCGCGCTGACGCTGGCGCTGTCGGGCTCGAACAAGTGGGATACTGCCTTCGCTGCCGTCGGCGCGAATGGCATCTTCACCCTGCCTTCGACCAGCATCGAGCAGTGGGCGCACCTGATGCTGAAGAAGTCCGGTGCCGCGCCGACCGACCTGGTGTTCACCACCTCGTCCTGGCTGCTGTTCATTGCCGATACCAACGTGCAGAAGTCGATCTTCTACCCGCGTTCCGGCGAAGGCAACAACATCAACATGGGCGGCCAGATCCAGCGTGGCGCCCAGTACAAGGGCAAGTGGGGCCAGTACGACCTGTGGGTCTACAACGACTGGTACGTCGACGATAACAACGTCGAGCAGCCGATGCTGGTCGACGGCAGCGTGCTCATGACCGGTCCGGACCTGCTGGGTACCCGTGCCTTCGGCCAGATCCTGGACCCGGCGTTCAACTACGCTTCGCTGCCGTATGCGCCGAAGACCTGGGTGAACGAAGATCCGGCGCAGCGTTTCCTGCTGATGCAGTCCTCGCCGATCCTCATCCCATCGCGCGTCAACGCATCGCTTTCCGCAACCGTCTGCACGCCGGTGGTGAACTGATCATGGCCGCTAAAACTGTGAAGGCGGTGGTCGCGCTGCGCAAAACCGTCTGGATCGACAACAAACAGTTCGGCCCCGGCGCGGAAATTTCGCTGCCGGCCGACGAGATCGAGCACCTGCGTGAGCGTGGATTCCTCGTGGATCCGGATGCGGCGGAAGTGCCGACCGGCGAAGGTCCGTCGTTCGATAGCGCCGATCCGAATGCTGTCACCGTGACCGCGAGCTGACGCATGATCGACTGGGATACGGCAGTTCTCGGGCCGGTGCATGCGGTCTTCGGCGAGCCGGTGATCTACATGCCGGCGCGGGGCATGCCTTTCCCGATCGATGGCGTCTTCGACAAGGCGTACCTTGCTTCCGATGCGCTGGGCGACGGCACGGCGATGAGCACAGCCATGCCGGTGCTGGGCGTCCGTTTAGCGCTGTTTCCCGCTGGTGCGCCGCCGGTCCAAAACGACAAGCTGAAGATCCTGTCCTCTGGTGCGACATACAAGGTCAAAGAGGTCCGGCCCGACAGCCATGGTGAAGCGAAATTGCTGCTGACCTTTGTGAGTGCCTGACGATGCTGTATCGAGCGAACTTGCGGCAGATCGCCGTCGCTGCGCTGAAGTCGGCGCGCACCTTGGCTGGCCAAAGCGTGTTTTCCCCGCGCGATTGGCCGGACTGGAGCGGCAACTATCCAGTCATTCATGTGCAGACGCTGCGGGAGCGGAAAGAGTCGGTTGGCCGGCAAATGCCGGAGTTCACGACGACTGTCACGATGACCGTGATCGGGCGCCTGGACGGCACCGACGAAGGGCGGGTCGAAGAGCAGCTGGAAACCCTGTGCGAGCAGATCGAGCAGGCGATCCTGACCAATCACGACCTGGTGCAGCTGACGCAGCAGTTCTCGTCGGTTGATACCCGCATGGAAGTCACGAACGAGGGCGAAAAGCACATCGGTGAAGTGCAGATGGATTTCGCCATGGAATTCTTCGAAGCCTTCCAACCGGTGTTTCCCGACCCGATCGAGCAGGTCAATGTCCATGTCGATCTCGCCAGCCCGTTCGACGCCACCGGCACCTATCCGGATCCACCGTTCCCTGATGCGGTCCAGCCCGCGACGCGCTCTTCCGGTCCGGATGGCCGGGATGAGGGCGCGCTGACCATCATCCTGCCCCAATAGGAGTACCCCATGTACGTGAAACCCGCGCCAGGGCTCGTGATCCGCGACCCTGACCTGAAAGACCTGTTGCCCGCTGAAGGGCGCAAGGTCCCCGAAACCGATTATTGGCACCGCCGCGTGCGCGACAACGATGTCGTCCTGGCTGAGCCGCCCACTGAAGGGAGCGCGACCGAATGATTCCATTCAAGAACGTGCCGGCCAATGTCCGCGTTCCGCTGTTCTATGCGGAAGTCGACAACAGCCGGGCGAACAATGCCACGATCAACCAGCGCGCGCTGATCGTTGGCCAGATCACCTCGGCCGGCGCCGCGACGCCGAACGTGCCGGTGATCTCTCAGGGCATCTCCGATGCGCTGACTGCCGGCGGCCCGGATTCGATGCTGGCGCTGATGACGCAGGCGTACCGCCTGAACGACACCTTCGGCGAAGTCTGGTACCTGCCGCTGGCCGACGACCCGTCTGCCATTGCCGCGACCGGCACCGTGACTTTCACGGCCGCCGCGACTGCCAACGGCACGCTGTATCTGTACGTGGCTGGCGTGCGTTACGCGCTGCCGGTGCTCACGACCCAGACCACTGCCCAGCTGGCAACCGCGCTGGCCGCGCTGATCAATGCGGACCCGTCCTGCCCGGTGAATGCTTCGGCGTCGACCAACGCTGTCACGCTGACTGCGGTGAACAAGGGCCCGTGCGGCAACGACATCGACCTGCGCCTGAATTACCAAGGCACCCGCGGCGGCGAAGTACTGCCGACTGGCCTGGGTGTGACGCTGGTCCAGATGACCGGTGGCGCGACGGCGCCGAACTTGACCACGGCATTCGGCAACCTGTCCGGCATGGCGTTCGACTTCATCGTCTGCCCGTACACCGACGCCACGTCGCTGGACGCGTTCAAGACGCTGCTCAACGACGCCACCGGCCGCTGGGCGTGGAATGTGCAGCTGTACGGCCACTTCTTCGCGGCTTACCGCGGCACGCTGGGCGCGCAGACCACGCTCGGCACCGGCCGCAACGATCCGCACGGCACGATCATGGGGTTCAATGATTCCCCGACGCCGAACTGGATCTGGGCCGCCGCGCTGGCCGGCGCCGTGGCAGGCAGCGTGCGCGCAGACCCGGCCACGCCGCTGCAGACGTTGGCGCTGCAGGGCGTGCTGGCGCCGCCGCTGCAGTCGCGCTTTCAGCTCACCGATCGCAACACGCTGCTGTTCGATGGCATTTCCACCTTCACGGTGGCTGACGACGGCACGGTGGCGATCGAGAACCTGATCACGACCTACCAGAAGAACGCGTTCGGCGCGCCGGATGACAGTTACCTGGAAGTCGAGACGATGTTCACGCTGGCCTTCGTGCTGCGCGCGCTGAAGGCGGTGGTAACCACCAAGTATGCACGGGTGAAGCTGGCCGCCAACGGCACCCGTTTCGCGCAAGGCTCCAACGTCGTCACGCCGAACACGATCCGCGCCGACATCATCGCGCAGTACCGCACACTCGAGGATGCTGGCCTGGTGCAGAACGGCGACGCGTTCAAACAGGCGCTCATCGTGGACAAGAACGCCAGCAATCCGAATCGCGTCGACGTGCTGTGGCCCGGTACCCTGATCAACCAGCTCCGGATCTTCGCGCTGCTCGCGCAGTTCCGCCTCAACTAAATAGGAGCCTGAATTGGGTGATACATCAAAACGCCTAGCTGGCGTCGCCTACCTGTCGGTCGATGGCCAGTCCTACATGCTGTCCGGCGATCTTGCGTATAGCCCGTCGAAGGTGACGCGCGAGACGCTGACCGGCCAGGACGGCGTCCATGGCTACTCAGAAAAACCGCACGCCGGCTACATCTCGGGCACGTTCCGCGACGCTGGCAGCCTGACGGTCGCCGACTTCAACGCGATGACGAATGTCACCGTGACGGCGGAACTGGCCAACGGCAAGACGATCATCGGCCGCGGCATGTGGACGGTCGATGCCCAGGAAGTGAAAACCGCCGAGGCCACCTTCGATGTGAAGTGGGAAGGCATGAGCGTCGAGGAGGCGTAATGGAATTGCAAGAAGAAAAGGTCATCGTGCTGCGCAAGCCGGTGGTGATCAAGGAGCAGACCTACGCCGAGCTGGCGCTGCGCGAGCCGACTGCCGGCGAGCTGTCAAAGGCCACGAAGGCCGGCGGCGACAACGGCGTCGACGTCGGCATCTCGCTGATCTCCCAGATCGCCAAGGTGCCGCGCATCGTGGCCGAGCAGCTGTGCCAGCGCGACTTCCAGGAGGCGAACGATTTTTTGGGCAGCTTTACGGTCGGTGGCCCGGAAACTGGCGAGACGTCGTCGCTGACCTGACGTGCTTTTACCACTGGGGCCCTCAAGACGCATGGGGGCTGCCGTGGTTTGGCGACGGCGGGCTGCACTGGTGGAATGAGCAGTCCAAACGCATAAGCAGGGCGGGTGAATCGGATGGCAACTAAGAACAATTTCCAGATCGTTATTTCGGCGAATGACCGGGCGACCGCGTCGATCCGCCGGATTAACACGTCGATGGAACGCATGGTTCGACCGGTTTCCAATGTCCAGCGCTCAATGCGGTCGCTGACCCGGGAAGTGGGCAAGAACGTTGCGGTGAAGGCGTTGTCCGGTGTGAGCCGGGCGGCCGAGGGCGCCGCATCTAGCATTTCGAAGATCGTCGCTCCGATGTCGGCGGTGATTGGCATCGGATCGATCGCCGGCATGGTGGCGCTGGTGAACAGCTGGGGCAAGCTTGGGATCGAGGTCTCGCAGACTGCAGGCCTGCTCGGTACTGGCACGGCAGGCCTGCAGTCGTTGCGCGGCGCCGCCGAGCTGGCCGGGCTGTCCTCCAACGCATTGACAGGTGGCCTGACGTCCCTGCGGCAAGTGATGCACGACGCAAAATGGAGTCGGAACCCGGACATCATTAATTTGATGGACCGTGTTGGGATCAAATTTCGCACAACCAGCACGGGGGCGATCGATGTTGTAAGTAGCCTCAAGGACGTCGCTGACGCCATTGCCGCACAGCCGGACATAGGCGCGAAGCACACGATCGCGCAGGCTTTCGGGCTCGAAGGCCTGCTGCCGTTGCTGATGAAGGGCGCGAAAGGAATGGAGGAGCTCGAGCAACGTGCGAAGAGCCTCGGCTTGGTGCTCGACGGGCGGGCGATCGAGGCGGCGAAGCGCTATGGTGAGAGCATCCTCCAGCTGGAGGGTTCGCTGACAGGCCTTCGCTATTCCATTACCGGGGCGCTCGCTCCCGCGTTCACGCCGCTGATCAACCAGTTCACGAAGTGGATCGAGCTGAACCGGGATCCAATTGCCAAGGCGCTTGGTGATGGCATGGAAAGGCTCGTGAAGTGGGTCAAGCAACTCGACTTCACGGAAGTCCTCAAGGACATAAAAGAGGTCGGCAACAGCATCTTGTTCATTGCTACGCAGATCAACAGTGCTGCCGATGCCATGGAGCGGTTCAACAAGCGGCGGCTTGACGATCTCGATAAGTATGGCTGGCACCCGAAGCGCCCAGCTGGGGCCGCGTCGGCTTCATCCACCGCGGTGCTACCGTCAATGCCACCCGGAACATCCAGTGCGGGGTGGGGGCGCGGCGTGTCGCCCGGATCGCCAGGAGTAGATCCACGTTCGCTCGGCTACAACCATCCGCTGCTGAACGCCTACGCGGCGCAGGTGGAGCAGGCGAACAAGCTCCCGCCCGGGCTGCTCAATGCCATCAAGAACTACGGCGAGCGCAGCGGCAGCTTGGCTGTGTCTCCAAAGGGTGCGCGTGGGATGATGCAGTTCATGCCAGATACCTGGAAGAAGTTCGGCGCTGGCGATCCTACCGATCCGTATGCGTCAATCGATGCCGCCGGTCGCTATTTCAAGGACATGCTCGGGCGGTATGGTGGCAACGTCGACGCCGCGATCACCGAATACAACGGCGGCACCAAGCAGGCGAAGGCGGTGCAGGGCGGCGGGCAGCCGTGGGTCGCAGAAACGGCAAATTACCTTTCCAGGGTAAAGGCCGGCATGGGCGGTGAAGCAGCAAGCTCCAAGCCGCAGGAGCTGCATGTCACCTTCGACGGTCTCCCAACCGGCGTCACCGCCAAAGTGCGCACTGGCGCTGGCCAAGCCGTACCGGTCCGCATCAATCATTCCATGAATACCTTGTCGGCAGGCTGATCCATGAGCATCGATAACGCAATGGATGGCGTCCGGTCGCTGACCAATGCGGTCACGACCGGCGTCAACACCGTCACGCGTGCCACGGCGGACCTCGGTCTGGCGAATATCGCCGGGCAGGGGAAATACTGGATGGACCAGCTCCGGCCGGCCATCTACCGCGGCGTGCGGTTCGGCGTGTTCGGCGGCGAGAGCCACTTCGGCCGGCGCAACGCGGTGCACGAATATCCGTACCGCGACACGGCATGGGTGGAAGACCTCGGCCGGCAGGCGCGCCGGGTCACCATGGGCGGCTTCCTGGTCGGCGACGATGTAATCGCCCAGCGCGATCGCATGATCACTGCCTGCGAAGCGCCGGGTGACGGCGAGCTGACTCACCCAACCTTGGGGCGAATGACGGTCAGCCTCATCGAATTCTCCAGCGTCGAGCGCTGGGACCAGGGCCGCGTCTTCGAACTGAGCTTCGTGTTCATCGAGGCCGGCCGGCGTACTTTTCCGACGGTTGCGACGTCGACCGGGGATGCGGTCTCGGCCGAAGCTGCGGCGGCGGATGCGGCGGTTGCTGGCGACTTTGCGGCCGGGGTGAGCGACGCGTTGAAGCATGGCGCTGCCGTCGTGAAGCAGGCGGCATCCACGGCGGCGACGTGGGCCAACCAGGCACAGCGCCTGGCGAACGACGCGACGAATCTTTACAACATGGTGGGGCGCCTTAGCGGGAGTAACGGGCGCTTCTTCGGCGGGCGCAGCAATGCGACAAAATCTGTCGCCACGGTGGCCGGCCTGATCGCCGCCGGCGCGACGGCACGCACGCAGGTGGTCAACGCGGCGACGGCACTCGCCTCCATTGCAGGAAAACTAAGCGCATGAGCACATCGACCGACTTTGCAACCGCAGCGCAGGCGCTGGCAGCAGCCGTGAATTCCTCGGCAGTTGACCCGGCTGATGCGATTCGCATGCTGGGCAACTTGGCCCCCTTCACGCCGAGCGACCCAACCGGCTCGGCGGCGATCGGTACGGCCATGGCGACGATGCAGCGTGCGAGCGGGGACCTGTTCCGGCGCGCCGCAGTGGTCGCGCTGGCGCGCGCATCGAGTGCCTACCAGGCAGTCTCGGCGGATGACGCCGCGCAGGTGCGCGCGACGGTGTGCAATGCGCTCGACCGGGAGATCGGGATTGCCGGTGACCAGGGAGAGGATGCGACCTTCAATGCGCTGCGGAGGTTACGCGCGGCGGTTGTGGCGGACTTGAATTCCCGTGGCGCCGGGCTGCCGGATACCGCGGCCGTGCAGCTGCCGGCGCCGATTCCGGCCCCGGTGCTGGCGCAGAAGCTGTATCGCGACGCCAGTAGGAGCGACGAGCTGGTGTCCGTCTCCGACTGCGTGCATCCGGCATTCCTGCCGACGGCATTCAGCGCGCTTTCGAAGTAGGTGACGCGAATCAGCCCGCCGGAAGAGTCTTCATCTCATGAACCACTGGCGCAGCAGGTGCTTTTCGGGGCTTAGTTTCAGCACAAACAAATGACGTTTGGTGGCCGGCATTCACCATTTGCATGGCCATTTGGGCTCCGTATCTATTACAGCTTGCCAAATCTTTGAAATCTCGTGCGTGAGTCGACCCGCCCAGATAGCCATCGGCGAATACCAAAGTCAAAGCAAAAATAGTAACCACGAAGCCTCCCATTCGAATATTTGGTTTTAGGAAACACTATTCTATGCCGAGAGGTGAATCGCGAGGTGGCTATGACCGATGACCTCACTCTGATCGTTGGCGGCCGGCAGATGTACGGCTGGACGTCGGTGCGCGTTACCCGCGGCATCGAGCGCTGTCCGAGCGATTTCGAAGTCGAAATGACTGAGCTCTATCCCGATGAGGCGAGCGCCTTCGTCATCCAGCCCGGCGATGCCTGTCAGGTTCTCCTGGGGAGCGACACGGTCATCACTGGCTACGTGGACCGCTTCGCGCCTTCCATTGACGCCGGCAATCATGCCATCCGGATCTCTGGCCGCGGCAAGTGTGCCGACTTGGTGGACTGCGCGGCCGAGTGGCCTGGAGGGCAGATCAGCGGTTCGTCCGTCCTGGAAATCGCCCGAAAGCTCGCCGAGCCCTACGGCCAGCCGGACAGCCCGATCGGCGTGCGCGCCGATGTGGCGGATGTCGGGCCGGTGATTCCGCAGTTCAGCCTGACGCTTGGCACGACCGCCTTCGAAATCATCGACCAGCTGTGCCGGTATGCGGCGCTTCTCGCATATGACGAGCCGGATGGGAATTTGCTCTTGACTCGTGCGAGCACCGTGCAGGCCGCGAGCGGTTTCAAGCAGGGCGTGAACGTGCAGTCTGCCTCATTGACGTTCTCGATTGACCAGCGCTACTCCGAGGTTCTCGGGTTGATCCAAGCAGTAGATATGTTTAAGGACCTCGGTGATCGGGGCAATCTTCAAGCCGTCACAACAGACCAGAATGTGCGTCGGCATCGGCGCAAGATCATCGTGGCGGAATACGGGGATAACAGCAATTTCGATGTGCTGAAGAAGCGCGTCGATTGGGAGGTTTCGCGGCGCTCGGGCCGGTCGCGCGCGCTGCAGCTGACGACGGACAGTTGGCGCGATTCTGCCGGCACGTTGTGGACGCCGAACACCTTGGTCGATCTGCAGTTGCCAGCGCTGAAGCTGCCGCAGGCGAAATGGCTGATCAGCGAGGTTACCTTCCGGCGCGACGGCTCGAACGGCACCGCGGCAGACCTTGTGATCATGCCGCCGGAAGCTTTCGATGTGCAGCCGATCGTATTCATGCCGGCTCCGGCCGACGTTGTTCCTATGGCGGGCAAATGATTGAAGCAGCGATTCAGCGCATCATCCAGCGTATCCAGCATGTGATTGGCCGCGGCCGCGTCACGACCGGCAACGACGGCGGCAATGTACAGCTGCTGCAGGTGAAGCTCGGCGCCGACGAGATCCGCGACAACACGCCTCGCCTGGCCGAGTATGGCCTGACGTCGATGCCGCCGGCCGGATCGGACGCGGTGGTGGTCTTCATCGGCGGCGATCGCTCGAACGGCGCGATCGTGGCCACTGGCCATCAGGCATCCCGCCTCAAGGGGCTGAAGCCGGGCGAGGTGGCGATCTATGACGACCTGGGCCAGTCGGTGTATCTCACGCGCGCCGGCATCGTCATCAATGGCGGCGGCTTGCCCATTAACTTCATCAACACGCCCAGCATCAAGCATGACGGCGTCGAGATTGGTAACCAGCACGTTCACGGCGGCGTCGCGCCTGGCGGCGGCAATACGAGCACACCAATATGAGCGATACCGTAACGACATGGGTTCCCGCGCTAGGCCGCGGGGACTGGCTGCTGGACGGCGTGCAGCTCGCCGATGGCTCTGACCTGCAGACTGCGATCCTGATTAGCCTTTTCACCGACCGCCAGGCCAATCCGGACGACGTCATCCCGGATGGCTCTGGCGACCCGCGCGGTTGGGTCGGCGACCTCGGGCAAGACTATCAGATCGGCTCGCGGCTCTGGCTGCTGAGCCGGGCCAAGCAGACCGGCGAAACGCTGGCGCGCGCTCAGGATTACATCACCGAGGCGCTCCAATGGCTCATCGACGATGGCGTGGTGGCGAAGTTCGACATCCTGACCGAATGGACGCGGGCCAGCCAGCTCGGCGCGCGCGTGACGGCATACAGGACCGACGGGACTGCCGTTGCGCTCAATTTTGCATCGGCGTGGAAGACTCCAATTCCCCAGATCAGTAACCAGCCACCTACGCCAGCCGCGGCGGTTCTCACGCTGGATTATGTCGCCTCAGATTACGCAGTTTAAGGAAAAAGCTACATGGCAATCGTAAAACGCAATGGGCTGGGACGGCCGCTTACCTATGCTGAGGTCGACGGCAACTTTGATGCCATCAATGCAGTTGCAGCGGCTGCGCAGGCCGCGGCGCAGTCCGGGGCAGATGCGGCTGCCGCACTCAGCTTGGCTGACTATGTCGCGCTTCGGGCCTACGCCGGATCGCAATCGCGCGTCTATGTGACTGGCTATCTGGTATCGGCCGCACCATCCGGTATCGCCGGCATGTTCGTGCGCGACGATAGCGACACGACGAGCGCAGACAATGGCGGGACGGTCATCGTTGCCGGCAATGGCAAGCGGTGGAAGCGAGCATACGTCGGACCCGCAAATGCTATGTGGTTCGGGTCTTCCGCAACAAGCCTGCAACAAGCGTTCGCCGCCACTCAAAGTGTCACCGTTCCAAAATCTAACACTGTCACGCTAAACACCGCATTGCAGATACCGGACGGCGGCAATTTAATTGTATACGGGGCCATTACCGGGACCGGCTCCATCGTGTTTCTGGGCAGCGGCAAGCTGACCGGCTTCGGCATCATTAATGGCCCCTATGTGAACATCACCAATGGCGATGTCTTGGTGCAAGGGATGAAGTTTTCCGGGCAGTCGGCAACGGCGGCGATCCTGGTTGATGGCGCGGCCACCATCACCCGCTTGCGCGTGCTGGATAACGTGTTCGAGCAAGTGAACTACGGCATCCTGCGGCAAGGCCAAAATTCCACACTTAACCGCGCCGTCATTGCACGCAACACGTTCTATAACAACATGGCCGATGCGGTCGAGTGGAACGTCTGCCCGAATGATTCCGATGTCTGGGTAATGGATAACGACATTGACCTCATCAACAACACCACGGCAAACGGAAATTGGGGCATCGGCATCGGTTTCGCAGGGAAAAACTATGACACCGCATACGCCGATGCGAACATGGTCAAGGACTTCCATATCTGGCGAAACAAGATCAGCCGATGCGCGCAAGGCATCCACGTTGAATGTGGAAAGCGGTTCACGATTAAGGGCCACACGCTGCGGAAAATCGATAACACCTACAGCACATCGAGCGGCCTGAACAATTCCGGCATTGCTGTATTCGGGTGCAGCGATTTCCGCATCAGTGATAACGAAGTGACCGATTCAACCGGGCGAGCAATCATCACTTGGGCCGGCGTCGTGAACTCGTCATATGTAGCGGGGAACCGTGATTATGAGGTCGTGCGCAATACCGTAGAACGGTCCGGAGATTTCTACATGACCTTTTGCGGAACCGGCGGCAAGGTGCGCGTCGCGGATAACTCCGTCAAGGGCGTCATGCGCCTGTATGGGAAAGCCTCGGACATGGTTTTTGAGCGCAACCATGTCGTATCCGGTACGGGCACTGCGTTATATATCGACCTTGACCCTGCGGCCTTTGACGGCTCAGTTGATAAGGCGTCGGGATCAATTCGCCTAGAGGCGCGGGACAATGAGGTAAGGGCAGATGATTACTCGGCAGCCGTAAGCATCGCAAACTTCACGCCGGACGTACTGCGGGCGTTCGGAAATAACTTTGCATTGGCATCGGCAAAAACCAATCTGCGCACACCGCAACGCATTTTCACCGTTAACACGGCAAACAACTTCCCATACGGGGTTGAGCTATTGAAAGACGATTTGGTCATCGATGCAGACACGCCAACTCGGTGGCTGGTCACTACGGCCGGATCGCGCAACCGGGGGAGTGACACATTTAGTGTTGTTGACGCATACAACATCAAATCCACAAACTATGCCTGGACCGGATTGGGTAGCGGCGGCAATCACGAAGTAGGGCAGAAAATCACGCTGCCAGGGTGTGGGGCAGGTGGCACAGACCTGAAAACGACAATCGTGCAGGTGTACATCAGCGGCGGGAATTATCAGATCAAGGTGCAAGACGCGATTAGCGCATCGGTAGGTACGGCCGGAACGCTTGCCGCGACCAATCCAGTTGCCTTCATTGCAGTTTAATTTATGCCATACACCAGACCAACACTGTCCGACCTGCGCAACCAGGTCGCGCAGGACATCGCCTCTGCGCTGCCCGGCGCCGATGCGCTCCTGCGATTTTCGAACCTCAAAATTACCGGCGATGCACAAGCCTTCCTCGCGCACCTGCATTATGGTTACCTGGACTGGATCGCGAAGCAGTCGGTGCCATTCACCGCAACCGATGAATTCCTCGAGGGCTGGGCGGCGCTGAAGGGAGTTTTCCGAGAGCCGGCAACATCGGCAAGTGGCGCGGTGACGTTCACTGGCGCTGCTGGCGCTTATATCCCGAGCGGCGCGCCGCTGGTGCGTGGGGATGGCAAGACCTTCACGGTCCAGGTTGGCGCAGCCATCGACTCCGGCGGCACGGCGATCGTGACCGCGACGGCGGATGCGGACCCAACCGCCTTGGCCGGAGCGTTTGGCAACACGGCTGTCGGCACGGCCATGACGCTTGGGCAGGCCATTGCCGGCGTCCAGTCCAACGGCTCTGTGTCAACCGCATTCGTGGGTGGCGCTGACATCGAAACCGACGATAGCCTGCGCAGCCGCATGCTGGCCGCCTATCAAAGTCCACCGGAAGGCGGCGACCAAAGCGACTATGTGAA